GCCTAGCCTCTGCCGCCTCGTTCGGTACGCTGACGGTCACAAAGGGCGGAGTGTCGGTACCCATAACCGGCCTCGCCTCCGCAGGATCGTTCGGCGCGCTACAACAGATCAAGCAGGCCTTTTCTATCGCCGGTCTGGGCAGCGCAAGCGCCTTCGGTACGCTCACCACTCTCGTAGGCAACGTCAACGTCAACCCCACCGGACTAGCCTCAGCCGGGGCTTTCGGAACGGTTACGACCGCGGGCGCGCAGAACGTCAACCTTAACGGTCTAGTCAGTGCTGCGGTATTCGGAGCGGTGACAATTACGCCCGGAGCGGTTCAGGTGTCAATCGTCGGACTTGCTTCGGCGGGAAGCTGGGGCGTGCCGACCACACTAGTCGGCAACACGAACATCGTCGTCACTGGGCTCGGTTCATCGGGGGCCTTCGGTGGTCTGTCGGCGCAGGGCGGGGGATCTCCTCCGCTCGAGCACGAAGTTATGCGCTGGCGACATCGCCGTGCGTTCTAAGCTCTGAAAGGGGGCCAGGTTGATTACGTTCACCCTCGCCAATAAGGGATCCACAGGTACGGGCACCACGTACACGCCGCTTACCGGCGGGCTTGAACGATGCAACCGCGTCGGCCTTGAGTTCGAGGTTGAGGCAGTCGGCGCTACCCCGACCATCACATTCACCATCGAGGCGCTAATGGCCGACCTGACGACCTGGGGCCCCCTCGCCTTCGTAACGTCAGACTCCTCAGTGGCCGCATCTAACGCGGCCATCGGCCCGCTTACGGCGACCGGAAAGACCTTCCGCTACGTGGCGGGACTGGATTACCGCTTCATTCGCGGCCTGCGCGTTAACGTCAGTGCGAACACGAACGTCACGTTCTCCTGCCGCGGCTACGGCCTCCCGGACTAGGCATGTTCGGGATCAAGGTTCAAGGTAGCGATACCGCCGTGACGCGCTACATCACAGGTTTACCGCGTTGGGTCTGCGACGTGTGCAGGCAGCAGACCGACAAGTATTCCTGTCCGAACCGCTGCGGCACTCGCCGCCCCTTGAAGTAAGGAGATCCGTTGGACTTCCGTTCGCTGACCGCGGGTGGGTCTAGTCGAGCAGAAGACCTAACTCGGGATCGTCTTCCCGGCCTGCTCGAATCACACCCCGTCAAGTACCTGTGGTTCCTTCAGCACGGCTACCGACCTCACATCTGGCAGGCGCTGTTCCACTCGGCGCGCACGGGCGAGACCCTTACGAAGTTCCGGCATCTCGCCGCGGGTCGCCGCGGAGGAAAGACGCTCGCCGCCGCGTGGGAGGTTTTGTATTACGCGCTGCATCCCGCTGAGTTCCACTTCGACGCGCAAGGCGTCATCTCGCAGAGACCACTGTGGATCTGGGGTCTGTCGAAGGACTACAAGGTCGGCCGACCATCCCTACTCACCTTCATCGAGGTCATACGCCAAGTCGGGCTCATCAAGGACAAGGACTACCGCTACAACAAGACCGAGAAGGTCTTCGAGTTCTACGGCCCCGGAGAGGAGCTTCTCTCCACCGTCGAGTTCCGTTCCGCCGACGATCCTCAGAGCTTGCGCGGAGCCGGTCTCGACATCCTCTGGATTGACGAGGCGGCGCACATCCCGAGCCGAGAAGCCTGGGACGTCGTGTTCCCTGCGCTCACCGACCGCGAAGGCTTGCTGCTCACGACCACCACCCCCCTCGGCAAGAACTGGTTCCATGAAGAGTTCTGGGGCGAAGACGCGTTGAAGGATCCGTACCATTTCCGCGTCGAGTACACGAGCATCGACAACCCCTACTTCCCGAAGCGGATGTGGGAGTACGCACTCAAGCACTACCACCCGATCATGTTTCGGCAGGAGTTCATGGCGTCCTTCGACGCGATGGCGGGTGTGGCGCTTCAGGGTGACTGGCTCAAGTTCTACGTCCACGGCAACCCCGACATCCAGACGGACGACATCAGCGTGCCGCGTGCCAAGGACGAGCTGGGGCAGATGCGCTACAACCTGAAACTTTACATCGGCATCGACCCGGCGATCTCGCTGGGCGACGACGCCGACAACTTCGCTATGGCGCTCATTGGCATGACGAAGGATCGCTCGCAGGTGTTCTTGCTCGACTACTACGTGGACAAGATCCAGTTTCCTGAGCAGCTCGACAAGATCAGGGAGTGGTTCCTCACGTACCGGCCCGAGCAAATCGGTATCGAGTCGAACGCCTACCAGCGCGCGCTCATGCAGATGACGGCGCGCATGGAGGGGCTGCCGCCCGTCGTGGCGGTCATCTCGAAGTCGAAGAAGCAGGAGCGCATCCTCGGTCTCGGCCCGTTGTTCAAGCGCGGCCAGGTCAGGATCCACAAGAACCACGCGCGCTTCATCGACCAGTGGGTGTCATACGACCCGACGAAGAAAAACGGGGACGACGACCTGCTCGACGCCGTCGAGATCGCACTCGGCACGGCGGGGGGCTTGTTCCCGATCCGGCCGATGGCGGATCTGTTCTTCGATGACGACACACAAGGCTCCACGCTCGAGGAGCAGGCGTATCTACAGATTATGCGCGCGAAGGACAAAAACAGGGTCATAGATCCGGAACTTGGAAGTAATTGGTAGTTAAGGAAGCGAGGCACGCATGGCTCTTGACCAGCACATAGACAAGAAGTTGACAACGCTTGCGGGGCTAGGAACCGCGGGGTTCACCGTCTCCGGCGCTACGGCCACGATCACAGGCACCCTCAGCGCGGCGCAGCTAGAAGATTTGATCCGCGCGGCCTCCCTAACTCGTAGTGAGGTCATAGTGGCGGCGGGCGTTGTCAAGGTTCAGCCGAGAGTGTAGTGAGTTTAGTCCGCAGCAGTAAACTCGAGCAGCTTCTGCGCGAACAGCTACAAGAGCGCGAGCGTGTGGTGCAATTGCTGGTAGAGCAGGTCGAGTACCTGCGCGCGCAGCTCGGTATGGCTACCGTGACTGTGAGCCGTGCAGCGGCGGGCAACTCCCCCGCAGTTCTGGAGTTCCCTGACGACATCACGCTAGAGAAAACGGGAGTCGTCAGCGAGGAGGAGGAGCACCTGCACGCAATGCGCCAAGCAGGGGTCATCTCCCAGGTCGTGTTCGATCAAGGCATCGAGCGCCTCAAGGCGCGCGCCGATGCCGACATCATCGAGTAGCTGAGAGGGGGCGCGCATGGCCGATACCAGCAAGCCGAAGGGTGTGCGCGACCTCAAGGACGCGGGCTCTCTCGCAGAGAAGCGTAAAGAGCTGGAGACTCTCAGGCACCGCGACAAGATCGACTGGACGCTGAACCGAGAGTTCTATAAAGGCAACCAGTGGAGCTTCTGGAACAAGGCATATGTCGGCGGCGGACGTCTCGAGACCGAAGCCACGGACGAGGGCGACAGGCCGCACTACAAGGTGCGCCTTACCGTCAACCAGATACAACCTGGTGTAAGCCATTACGTAGCCCAACTTACGAAGAACCGCCCGGTCATCCACGCCACGCCCGACTCCGGCAGCGACCGCGACCTCAAGTCCGCACAGATGGGTACGGCCCTCTGGGAATACTGGTGGCAGGACATGGTTCTCGGCACGAAGCTCGGGAGCGCGTGCGTTCACGCTGCTCTTTCACAAGGCTACTGGCACATCGGGTTTGACAAGCTCGCGGGCAAGGCCATGAAGTTCTGCGTTGGCCCGGACGGGCAGCCGTTGCTGGGCCCTATGTGGTCAGACGAGAACCTCGACATCTACCGCGACGAGCTGCGTAAAGCGGCCGAGGCGCAGGGGCAGGATCCGAACGAGGCTGTGCGCCAGTACGAGAAGACTGTCTATGTGGGCGACATCTCTGTGAAGGTGCTGCCCGGCGAGAACGTCCTACTCGACCCGGCCGTCGCTACTTTTGAGGATGCCCAGTACGCCTTCGTCATCGTGAACATGTCTCCCGACGAGGCAGCCGCGCGCTGGCCGAAAGCGAAGGACATCACCCCTGACGCCGTTCCGGGCGATGAGCACCTCAACATGAGCGGACTGACACTGGACGACAACCGCCCTAAGGCCGTTCGACGGGTCTACTACGGGTACTTCCGACCGGGCCCCGCGCTTCCGCGCGGGCGTCATGTTGTCTGGACAGAGGGCCCCGACATGATCCTCGAGGACTCTGACTGGCCGTTTCCGTTCACGGAGTTGCCGCTGGTGAAGTTCCCCGGCATCGAAAGGCCGAACAGCCCGCTCGACATCCCGGTGACGCCCTCGGCGCGCCCGCTTCAGAAGGACATCAACCGCACGGTCTCACAGGTGGTCGAGCACAAGAACTTGACGCTCAAGCCGCAGGTGCTGGCCCCGGTCGGGTCGCTGGCCGAGAGGCTCACGAACGAACCGGGCCGGACGATCTTCTTCAACCCCGTCAACGGGGCTATCCCGCAGTGGAGGGACATCCCGAACTTGCCCTCCTACGTCTTCGAGCACCTGAACGAGCAGGAGCGGCGGCTGGATCGTCTCTTCAACCGGATGCCGAACCAGCGCGACCAGCTTCCCGCGCGTATCGACTCGCCGGGATCCATCGACTTGATTCAGGAGTCCGTTGCTGACCAGCTAAGTCCGGTGATTCAGCGGCTGGAGTCCTCGCTTGTCCGCGCGGGGATGCTGATGGTCAAGTTGGCGCAGAAGTATTACATCGAGCCGAGGCTTATGAAGATCACGGGCTCGAATGGGGCGGTGCAGGTCAAGAAGTTCATGAACGCCGACCTCGAAGGCGGTTTCTCGTTCCACGCGGAGGCAGGCTCCGGTCTGCCCCGCACACGCGCGGGGAAGCAGTCGCGGATTGAGTTCATGCTGACGAACCATCTCATAGACGAACCGACCGCCATGAAGTACCTGGACACCGCCGACCTGAGCGGGCTAATGGCTAAGACGCAGGCGGCTGAGGAGCAGGCGTACCGCACGCTTGAGAAACTCAAGAAAGGCGAGCCGCTCAACGTCGTTGCGCTGCAGCAGGCTCAACAGCAGGCACAGCAAGCGATGCAGGATCCGAACGCCGACCTCAACGGGGACGGGCAGCCGGAAACGCCGGAGGCCAAGCAGCAGATGATCCCGCAGATGCTCGAGCAGGCAGCCATGCAGCCTATGCCGCACGAAGACACGTCGATACACCTGGACGTGTTGGACACCTTCATGCGTTCCGTGGAGTTCGAGTCACTCAATCCCGATATTCAGAACCGTTTCATTCAGCGATGGGAAGCCATGCTCCAGATGTCGGTGCAGATCCAGCAAGCATCGGCCAGGTTGCAGGCCCCGGTCGAAAGGCCGAAGGTTATGCTCCAGATGAAGGCAACGTCCAGCGCGCCAGTCGCGGGCGAGATCCTGCGCGAGGCGGGCGTACAGCTCGCGGACGAGCAGGTGGCAGAGCCTCCGCTCGAGACGTGGGTGACGGACAGCATCGACAAGCCTGACGCTGACGACGCGGGAAATGACCCGTTGACGCAGCAAGAGCAGATGCAGACGATGCAGCAGTCGCAGACGACGCACGCGCTGAAGATGGCGAAGGCGGCCCATGAGGTCTCTCTCGCCCAAGGCAAATCGGATTCATCGCAGCAGGCGCAGGAGCAGTCCGCAGCATCTCATGCGGGAGATCAGGCCCGCGCCGACGCAGCGCACGCACAGTCCGTGAACATCGCGGCGAATGAACAGGCCCGCGCAGATCAGCTTCATGCGGAAAAGCTGAAGCAGATGCGTAAGCCGAAACCGAAGCAGGGATCCGCCCATGTCGGGAAGGGCTAAGTACAACGCGGCCGACAAGGCTAAGGTGTACGCCCTTCTTGCGGCTAACGACGGTAACGTCAAGCGCAGCGCGCGTGACGGCGGTTATCCAGAAAATACCGTACGCCGTTGGCGTAATGAGTTCAAGGAGACCCCTCCCGACCTCGAACTAATCGAGCAGGCGGTGGGGGACTTCGTTGAGGACGCAGACCGCGTCCGGTTCAAGGCGCTCCGCAAGATCGAGGAGATGATCGACGCCGGGAAGGCGACGGTCAGTGCTCTGAATGTAACGGTCGGTGTTCTCACCGACAAGATTGACCGCGCTCGCGGCCTGGATGTTAGGCGCGTCGAGCATCAGCATCATCTGCCCGGCCCCGAGGAAGCTCGGGAGCTGATACGCGGATTCGCGCAGGAGGTTTTCGCCCTGTCGGTTTCGCGTGACGCAGAAATAATCGAAGCCGAAGTAGTCGAACAGGCCGAACTTCCCGCCGGGAAGTAAGGAATTCGACCGACCAAGGAGTACCACCATTTCTGAAATGACATTCGCAGAGGCGGAACAAGCACTCGGAGATTCTATAGAGGCCGAAGCGGCCCCTTCCCTCCCCGAGCAGGCCCCCGCTCCTACGACTCCCGAGGGGGAGAGCACAGCCCCAGAAGGACAGCCCCACCACGCAGCTTCGCAGTCCCGCGACCCAGCCACCGGAAAGTTCATCCGGCCAGATGGGACGCTGTCGGACATTCCCGAGGCTCCTCCCGCGGTGGCGGATCCGTTCGATGGCAAGTTCAACCCCGACACGTTGTCCCCCGAACTGCGCCCTGGGTGGGATCAGCTTTACGCTGATTACACACGCAAGACGCAGGAGGTCGCGGAGCAACGTAAGCAGTTCGAGGGTCTTGATCCCGCGGTAACGCGGGAGGCCGTTGATCTGTACCAGGCTCTACAGAACCCGCAGTACCTTCAGCAGTTCCATCGTGAGCTGACTGTCGCCCTTGAACAGCAGGGACTTTCACCCGCCCAGGCGAGTGCGGAAGCAGCCCAGCGTATCGAGGACGCGACACCGTCAGCTCCGTCGCAACTCTCGGGCGATCAGCTCGAGGCACTGAGGGGGGATCCTGAGCTTGCCCCGTTGGTCGAAACTCTCACGTCTATGCGCTCGGAGCTTGACGAGTTCAAGACCGCGCAGCAAACGCGAGAGCAGAACGAGCAACAGGCGAACTGGCAGCTTGCAATCGCTGGCGAGATCCAGCGGCAGGAGATGTCGATTCTTCAGTCCAACCCCCATTACGTGGACGCGGACATGGAGACCATCTACGAGCTGGCTGCCCACTTCGACGGCAATCTACTTCAGGCGCAACAGAGGTACGAGCAGATCGGGCAAGCCCTGGTCTCTCGCTACGTCACCCAGAAGCAGGCCGTCGAAGGAACTACTGGAACGCTTCCAGGTGATGGATCGGTGAGCGACATGCCCATCGAGATCCCGGATCTGGACGCGGGCGCACGAGCCGCGCTTGGCTATCTGGCCGAGCAGGGTATCGACACCATCTCGTAGTTCCTCCCGCTTATCCGCCGGGGCGGTGAGTCCCATCATCACCACAACCCCAAGGGAGTAAGACAGCAGTAATGGCTGGTGCAACTCTTACCACCCTGTCGAGCGTCATGAAGAACTTCTATCTGGCACCTGTTGTCAGTCAGTTGAATAACGAGATCCTCGTTCAGCAACTGTTGGGAGTTTCTTCAGAGAACCTGGAAGGTCTTGCAGCAAAGCTGCCGCTTCACAACACCCGCACGTCTGGTGTTGGAGCGCGCGGCGAGCTGGAATTGCTTCCGGCGGCAGGGAATCAGGGCTATGCCCAGGCCAGCTTCGACCTCGCGTACCATTACGGTCGCGCGCAGGTCTCTGGTCAGTCGATTCACAAGACCCGCAGCTCTGCGGGTGCTTTTCTCCAAGCGATGAAGTCGGAGCTGGACGGCCTTCGGGACGACGTTGCTCTGGACTTTGCTCGTCAGATCTACGGTACAGGTGACGCGGTTGTCGCCAATACCGGCGTTACCACGGCGGCTACTGTGGTTGTTCTAGCTGATGCGGAGGCCCTCTCCAAGGGCTACCTCTACATCAACATGGTGGTTGACATCGGGGACACGACCAACCCCCAGTCGATCGCTGCGGGACGAACTATCACCGATTACAACCTGACGACCCCGTCGATCACGATCTCGGGTGCGGCCGTCACGACGGCGGCCACAAACCGGATCTTCCGGCAGGGTAACGCCGGGCCGTCCACGACCTACGTGAACAAAGAGATGGACGCGGGGCTCCAGAAGATCCTCTCCACGGCTGCCAACTCGGTCGGCGGCATCAACGCCGCAGCCGCGGGCAACGCCTACTGGGACAACCTGCGGAACACCACAGGTGGCGTGATTTCGCTCTCCACGCTCATGAGGGAATGGAACCGCTCGGCTTCCGCAGGTGCGAAGCCGGGAGATGTCGTGGCGATCACAACTCCGGGCCTTGTTCGGAGGCTGTTCGAGACGGGAGACTTCAAGGCTCTGATTCAGTTCGTGAATCAGAAGGACTTTGCGGGTGGGTTCTCGGAGATCAGCTTCGCCGCGAACGGTGTGCCGATCAGACTCTATCCCGACCGGCTCGCGCCGTGGGGAAAGATCCTGATCCCGCACAAGAAGCACATCCGCCTGTTCTCTCCCGCGGACTGGGACTTCCTCTCGAAGGACGGTCTCACTGTTCGGTGGGTGGCGGACTACGACGCCTTCCAGGTCGCGTTGTTCAAGTACGCGAACCTGGGCTGTGACCGGCGCAACACGTCGAACGTCATCACTGGTCTGACTGACGCAGACGGCGTATAGCAAGTAGCTCGTAGCCCCGGCTGGGCCGCGCCTTCGTGGCCTGGCCTGGTCGGGGCTTTCATCTTAGAAGGGAGCCTATGGACGTCATCGGCCTAACGGCGGCGCATCTCTGGCTGCCTGGAGAAGGTCTAGTTCCTCCAGATGTGCGCGCAGCTAGGCAGGCCGTTAGGGAGTACGACGAGGATCTCACGCTCGGTCGCC